GTATCTTCATTTGCTCCTTCAGGGTCTGCAATTTCAGGAGTTAAATACATTGCTGCACCACTGAAAACCATTCCCCAACCTAATTGACCTACGGCTACATTAGCCCAACCACCTGCTGCCCAAGCTCCTCCAGTACCAGGCATTATCATTGTACCTGCTGTGCCTGCATGAGCAGGCATCATTATCTCCACTGCTTCAGGAGTAGCTGTTCCTTGAGATATAACTATCATAGCTATACCTATTGCCATTTTAATAAAACCTCTTTTTTTATTAGCATTACCACTTCCTTCAACTATTGGAACAAAAGTTATAGTTTTACCTTCGGGAAGTGGGTGTATAAGCTCAATTAAGTCTTCTACTCCCTCGTCTTCGTTATCCCCGAATAAAACTTCAAAATAAAGACCTTCTTTATCTGCTTCTATTAACCAAGTTTTAAAATTCTTTCTTTGTGAGTTTATAGCAATTATAGCCTCTCCAGGACTTGCTACATCTAAATTCCACTCTCGTCCGAATTTATCTCCTAGTATTCCGTCTAATATTACTTTTCTCATAAGAATCTCTCGTGTCTTAAAATATCTCTTGTATGTTGCTTCCATATACCATTATAATTATCTCTACATGAAAGCCTATAAGGTGCGTGGTGTAGTATTTTAAAATCTCCTACATAAATTCCTGCATGGTTTGCAATATCACTACCTACTGCCATTAATATTACATCATGTATTTTTAAACTTCCATTAATTATTCTATGAAAACCTCTTGATGTATAATTATCAACATATAAATTATGTCCTTTTTCCCAAAACTCCCAATCATAAGGAACTGCTTCTATATAAATTTCTAACTCTTCAAAATAATCTTGTATTATTGTAAAACAATCATAAGCACCAAATACAAACTCTCTACCAATTAAATCAAGTTTTCCTGTATTTTCTGGTTCTATTTTTGTATAAGATTCATCTTTATCAAAAATGTACCATGGAACACCTAATTTATTACATACAGCTTTATCTAAAGGGCTTGGACTTGCTGTTCCTTGTGGATGATTATGAATAATTCCAATTATATCTGCTTCTTTACTTACTTTTCGATACTCTTTAGGGTCAATACTAAAATCAATTAAGGGATCTGCTGCTTTATTTTCACAAGGATAAAATTTAGTTTTTCCTTTTCTAATAGCTACTAAACCACAGGCTTCTTCTGGAAAATGAGCTCGTGTATGTGTTAATATATTATTTACAACTGATTCAATCATTAGTATAGTGCCGATCCCGGAAAACCTCCGAAAGGTAAATCAACACTTCGTGTTGTGTTCATTTGAATTTCTGCTTTAGCTTGAGCTCTTTCTTTGCCTGTTCCAGGATATCCGTCTGGTGCTGCAACTGTTACATCAATATCAACTCCTGATGAATATCCACTACCTGCTGTTACTTCAGTATATGTTTTAATAATTCCTGAAGCTGTAGTAACAACTGCATCATATTTTGCTCTAAGTCCTAGACATTTAAAAGTTACTGTTCCATTATATTCTACTTCATCACCTACCCCAGTATGAGTGGGTGGTGTAGCTCCAGCAGTGCCTCCACTAGTAACTACATAATGATAATTACCATAAGCTGCATTATTATTATCACCCACAGTAGTAGTATAAGCAGTACTTTGTGCCCAATCTGGTCCTATCTTTACTCCTCCATTTGCTGCTGTAGGGGGATCACTAGCATCATATCCAGCTCCTACTCCAGCAGTCCAATCATTGGTATCTTCACCATCAAGAGCAATAGTTACTGATTTTATTCCTCCTATAAAAGGTTCATAACCGTATCTTATTGCACAAGAATTCATTCTCTTTCCACATACATCTCCGAATTCCCAGTATGAAATATTTGTGGGTTTAATAATCTCTGCTTCTGAATCATCTTCAGCAATATTGTGTGCTGTAATACATTTATATAGTGTTTTTCTGGTATTTTGCATATAGCCACCAGTAGAAAGACTCCCTGCTGCATCTGCAGAATTATTATCTTGAATGGTAACTACTGCATCACTAACTGTTTTAACATATAATGGAACTTGTTTATAATTATACGCCGCAGGCGTACAGCCTTTTATTACTACAAAATCTCCTACTACAATCCCATGAGTAGTAGTACTAAGGGTATAAGCTGTTTCAAGTGTTCCTAAAGATAAAGAGCTTATTGTATATAGACTGCCTATAGGTCGTTGATATTCTGTATACTGATTTACTGCATAAGATTTTGCATCATATAAACTATCAGTTCTATGACTTTGAGTTTGTTGTAAACCCCAATAATTAAAAGTATTTGCTACATATGGAGAATCTGAAGTATCTAGAGTTATTAACTGATCATCTTTATTATAGTATAAAACATATTCAGTACCCTCTATTGTAAATCTACTATCAGAAGACCAGTCACATCCACCTTGTTCTGTATCTTTATACTTCCAAGGACATCGTGCTGCTATAACAGTTCTTCTGGGTAATTTAACTCCTTGAGTATCAAAAGAACTAACTAATTCAAATTCAATAAAAACACCATTTTCAGATACTTTTCGTTCAATATAAAAAATTTCTCTATGTAGCTCTACAGGAGGGTTTGTTGTTAAATATTTTTGTAGAGTTCTTCTTCTAATAATTTTTGCACCTAATAAATCATCAAAATTTGTTAAATAAGTATTAAAATAAGAATTAATATTAGCGAATCGTATTGTTGGTCTAGGTAATGTTCCTGTGCCCCTTCTTTCAAATCCTTCTGCTTCTACGGGATAAGCTGTGTATGATACTGTTTTATAATGTGTTGAAGTTGTTGAACCATAATTTGCTTCGTTTTTTAAACTATACCATTGAATATCTGCATTTGAACCACTAACCCCTGAATGAAAATAAAGTTTATCTTCTCCAGCTCCTCCAATATCACTATCAGTTATTTGTAACTCAAAAACTTCAATTATAGCATTACCCTTAGAAACCCCTCCATCTGAAGGAGCTAAAGTTTGAAAATCTGTTGTTAGAGCATTGGTCACGCTTCAAATACCTCATTAAAAGTTGCTGTTAAACTATAATAATCTCCATAATCGTATGTTTTATTCCAAGTAGTACAAATAACTTTTACGGTATCTTCATCATCTCCCTCAACTTCATCTGGAACAGTAAAATTGAATTTGGTGACTCCATTTAAACTATTAAAATATCCTGCAATATCATCTATTTCTGCTTTAGTTCTAGTTTTAAAATTAACATTAAAAACTCTAGGACTATTATTTATACCATCTAGTACCCTTTGTTGATATCCGTCTCCAAATTGTGCAATTAATGTACGGGGTTTATATGCTGCCGTAAGTCCTTTATCGGGTTTAATTGCCCTACTTCCATATGTTCCTGTTGTTGTAAATCCTATTGCCATTATCCTCTCCTACCTGAATATAATAAACCACCTGGTCTTAGTTCGTCAACCAAAACTCCTTGAACTGTATTACCTATTAATGCTCCTATTTGTTGTAATCCATCTCCTGTAGCTGTTTGTCCACCTTGCTGTCCTTGTCCTACACCTGAAATGTTTACTACTACATTATTACTTTGTGTATTGCCTTCCATTTTTACTGGAATTGATCTATCATTTCCGAGTGGAACAACTGCTTCAGTTCCATGAAGGGTTGCTAAATACCCTGATTGTGATCCTGAAGCTACTCCACCACCTTGAAAACTTTTATATCCACCACTTCCTCGTTGGGTCATAATTCCACCTTCTCTAGGTCCACCACCGAAAGCTCCTGCAAGATATTTTGAGTTTGGAAACAATCCTAATAAAGTATTCATTGCAGCTTGTTGAGCCATTAATTGAGCCATTTGAGCAAACATTGCTCTGGCTATTTTCTTAAATGTTTCATGAAATCTTTCTTCACCTAAAATTGCTTGTTCAAACATATTTACCCAAGATTTTTGCATTATATCTACAAGTTTAAATTGAAGTGTTTCTTGTTCTTCCATTACATCTTTTTGTTTTTGTAAAGCTGCAGTTTGATCATTTATTGCTTGTAATTTTATTTTATATGTAGGTAGTTCTGCTATTTGCTGCTCTGTAAGATCTGAATGTAATTCTGCATACTGAGCATTAAGTTTA